TCGGCGCGGCTGATCACCGGCGCCGTACTGCCGAACAGTTGCTGATCCACCTCAGCCATCACATAAGGATTGTGATAGGCCTCGCGGCCCAACATCACGCCGTCGAACGTCTGCAGATGTTCGTGGCAGGCCTCCAGCGTCTTGATTCCGCCGTTGAGAATAATCTCCAGCTCCGGAAAATCCGTCTTCAACTGCGCCGCTACGTCATAACGCAGGGGCGGAATGTCGCGGTTCTCCTTCGGCGACAGCCCCTCCAGAATCGCAATCCGCGCATGTACCGTAAAACTCGTGCACCCGGCATCCCGAACCGTGCCGACGAAATCGCAGAGCTCCTCGTAACTGTCCCGTCCGTTGATCCCGATGCGGTGCTTCACCGTCACCGGAATCGACACCGCATCGCGCATCGCCTTCACACAATCGGCCACCAACTGCGGATGCCCCATCAGGCACGCGCCGATCATGTTGTTCTGCACCCGGTCACTCGGGCAGCCGACATTGAGATTCACCTCGTCGTAGCCGTGTTCCTGGGCCATGCGGGCGCAGGCGGCGAGGTCCAGCGGGACACTGCCACCGAGTTGCAGGGCGAGCGGGTGTTCGGCTTCGTTGTGACGGAGGAAGCGATCGTGATCGCCGTTGAGCAGCGCGCCGGTCGTGACCATTTCGGTGTAGAGGAGGGCGTTTTTCGACAATAGACGTAGGAAAAAACGGCAGTGTCTGTCAGTCCAGTCCATCATGGGCGCAACACTAAAGCGCCGGGACAGCGCAGGGCTCGAGTTTACTGGGCTGGAGTGGGTGTTTGGTACCATATTGCTCTACGTGTTTTCAGCGTGTTTTCGGGGGTTTTCGGGCGTTTTTTGAATGTCAGTGGTACGATGTACCACTTCAAAACTGACGCGTACCACTTTCGATATGGCGACTATCAGGGCAAGAAAACTGGCGGACGGGACTGTGAGCTACACGGCTCAGATCCGCATCAAGCGCGACGGAGTGCAAGTCTACCAAGAGAGTCAGACCTTTGCCCGAAAACAGGCAGCACAGGCCTGGACGCGAAAGCGCGGTGCTGAGCTGGATGAGCCTGGTGCAATCGAGCGGGCGAACCGAAAGGGGGTCACGGTCAGTGACATGATCACCCGCTACCTGGATGAAATGGAGAAAGCCCGGCCGCTGGGGAAAACCAAGAAGGCCACGTTGAATGCCATTTCGGAAACGGACTTTGGGAAGTTGGTTGATTCTGACGTGAACAGTCAGCAACTGGTGGACTACGCGCTTTGGCGTATGAGCAAAGCAGGCGGTGGGGTGCAGCCTCAAACCGCAGGCAACGATCTTGCCCATCTTGGCGCAGTGTTATCAATTGCTCGGCCCGCCTGGGGTTATCAAGTTGATCCGCATGCAATGGGTGACGCACGTAAGGTATTGCGTAAGCTCGGTTACAACTTGAAGAGCCGCGAGAGGGATCGTCGACCGTCGTTGGTTGAGCTGGGAAAGGTACTGAGTTACTACGAAGAAATGCAGGGGCGCCGGCGTAGTTCAATCAATATGCTGAAGGTCGTGGGCTTCGCGATTTTTTCCACGCGGCGACTCGATGAGATTACTCGTATCACCTGGGCTGATGTTGATGAGGCTGGTCAGCGGGTGATGGTCCGGGATATGAAGAACCCCGGCCAGAAGATTGGCAATGATGTTTGGTGTTACTTACCAGATGAAGCGTGGCGAATACTTCAAACAATGCCTAAGGCTGGCGAGGATATATTTCCCTATAGCCCTGAATCTATTTCTACGTCTTGGGCGAAAGCTTGCAAGTTTACAGAGATCGATGACTTGCACTTTCACGATCTGAGGCACGACGGTGTTAGTCGATTATTTGAGATGGACTGGGATATCCCGCGTGTAGCAAGTGTTTCAGGGCACAGGGACTGGAACTCGCTGAGGCGATATACCCATCTGCGTGGCCGAGGTGATTCATACGTTGGTTGGGAGTGGCATGACAAGATTTTGAAGGCGCCCGTCAAGCTAGGCGCCGCATCTATTAAGTGGCTTAAGAGGCGCGTTTTAAGCCATTGAGTTGGTTGCACTCCTTGACTGCGGCTTCCCGCTGCAAGTCGAGGTAGGCGGCCAGGTCGGTTATGTGAATGCCCTTGGCGCTTTTCTGGCTGGGCTCTAGGCGAGTGATCGGGATTTTGATCTGTCCGGCCAGTACCTTGCGCTGGAACATTTCGGTGGTTAGGTGGGTGAAGTAGTCCTTGCACACCTGGTCCAGCGGGATGATGGCCCGGCCGTTGTACTGCGCCATCAGGAGAAAAGCTGTGTTCATGGGTTGACCTCCTGATCGTCAGCTTTCTTGCGATACAGCGGATCAGCACCTATGAACACTTCTTCCGGGGCTTCGGGCCACTGATCCCGCACTGAGTCGAAGTCGCCTTCGTTCCAACAACGAAGGAATTCGATGCCGTCAAGATCGCCGTAAGCCTCATTCAGCGCGAATGCGATGGCTGCAACGGCAGCCTCATTGTCCAGAAGATAATCGTCATCTGAGGTGGTCCGTCTGTTCCACTGTTGAACAAGCAACGCCTTGCAGTCGTCCATCGTGCTGTAGCGGATGTTAGTGCTTGCTCCGCACGTGCCTAGGCTGCATTCAATCCAGTTGCCGCCTTCGCCGTCGTTGGCGAATTCAGCGCTGCTACCGCAAAAGGGGCATGGGAAAAGTTTGTGTGTCATGCACTCATCCTCCGGCGGTGATCACCTTGCATCAGGTCCATCAGACGACTGAAGAACTGCATGCTCGCTTCTGGGGCCGGAACCGGGGTGATGCGCTCGGGCATGACCGGGATGCCCTTCAGGCATTCCCATTCGCAGTGGTGTTGCGGCATCAGGTCGCGGCGTTCTGTGGCCAGTGCCACCATGTCGGCGCGCACCACACACTCGGGCAGGATCGGGTCGAGATTGAATCGGGCGCAGATCGCCTGCCATATGGTTTCTTCGGCCTCGCGATATTGCGGCAGCAAGGCTTTCAACGGGCGGGTCATGTCGCCGATGTAAGCTTCGGTTGCGTCGTGCAGCAGCGCCACCAGCTGGTGCTGCGCAGGGACCAGGCTCGATACCAAGAGGCTGTGCTGCGCCACGCTGTAATGCGTCCGGGTGTGGCCGTTGAATCGGCACAGATGGGCCAAGGCATGGGCGATGTCGTTCGGACTGATCATGGCGGCAGTTGGGCGCAGCAAGTCGAACTGGCGACCGCTGTGAGTAAGGATCCAGCTCATGCGGCGTCCTCCGCTGGCAGCTTCCCCATCTCCGTGGCCTGCTGTTTCATGTCTAGTTCGTAGGCTTCACGAAGTGCATCGCGCAAATGCTTGTAGCCCCAGGTGTCTGCTGCGTGGGGAAAGCTAATCGAACTCAACTCGGGCTCTGCGTAGAAGCTGCCGCGCTTGTCCAGCCATTCGATTAGCTGGGTGTCCAGTGGCTGGACATTGAGGTTCGCTGCTGATTCCACGGCATGGAATACGCGGTAGGCCATGGCCCGGGAAATCTTGATCAGTTGTTCGGCTCGTGTCTGGGTGGACTCGGTACCGTGCAGTGCTTTCCAGGTCTGGTGAGCGAGTGCCAAAAACTGGGTGATTTCCATCAGGTCGCGGTAGTCGCCCGGGATGAACGGAGTGGCTTTTATGCCATGAATTTGTTTGCGCAGGTCTGCCAGCTGGTGGGCCTCGCGAGTGCGCAACTGCGTCAGTGTGGCAATGTCCGAATTCAGCACAGCGATACGTCCGCTGTGTTGCATTTTGTGATCATGTACCCCGGCAGCATAGTGCCGGTCGAAGGCTCGCAGGATGATCTTGCGGATGTAGTAACCCATCAGGGCAAGCCCTAAGGCGATCCCGGCAAGGATAATCAAGTGTTGAGTTTGCATGTGCTGTGATCCTCGGTAGAGCCCGCCGCCGGATCTTTGGTGAGAGGACGGCAGCGGGGTTTAGCTTCGGGGTTAGTTACCGGGTTGCTTCGTACAGTGGTACGTCGTTGATCGCGCCTTTGATCTTTGTGCGGACCGCGTTATAGGCTTCTTCCAGTACTTTTTCTGGTCGTACCAGCTCGAACCACATTTGCAGGCGGCTATCGACAATTCGATAGCGAAAGCGCGCGGGGACGCAGAAGGCGTCACCGCCGAGGAAAGGTTTCACGCCGATGAAAAACTGTTCGGGAATGTTGAGCTGTCCGGTCTCGCCGGCACGGCCGTCGATTTCTTCGTTGTAGGTCAACTGGACCTGGCCGTTGTCCAGTCGAGTGCCTTGGCGGAATGAAATGTTCTTCTTCGCTTCCAGTGTTCTGCTGATCTCCAGCATGTCGGCGGCGCTTGGCGCTGTTGGTGTGTCGTCCGGTACGACGATGTCTTTCACATTCTCTTCAACAAACTCGGCGAATGTGGCCTGGTCCATGCGCTTGCGATCGCCGGCTTTCCAGCGGCCCCACTCGACCGTGATAGGGCAGCAATAGGTTGCGGTGTGATCGCTCCAGGCTGGCAAATCGGGTTGGTGGTAGTCGATCACCGCCGAGAATGTGCGGCCTTCGGGTCCATTGCAGAAGACCGCAGTTGCCGCAGTAGCAAATCGGTTGACGTAGGCAATGAAGCTGTCGGCATCAAGCACGGTGATTTTCTGGCGGACACGCGTTGGTGCATGTTGCAGATGTTCCAGAGACTTAATGTCAACGCCGTCGGGAATCAGAGCGAATGGTGCGGCCAGATCGTCATGGTCAATCGGTTTGCCCAGGGCTTGGGCTAGGGTCACGAGATGTTGAATTGCTTGCTGCATTGGATGTGCTCCATTTTGGTGAGAGGCTTTACTGCGAAACGTTGCGAAGGCTTGCAGGGCTGTCCTCTTCAATCACAGGGCGAAGCTGCAAGTCTTGCTGCCGTGGGTCGCGGCGGGTGAGGTTGCCCTCGGGGGTCAGGAAGAACAGGGAAGTACCGCGGGACAGAGCCGGTTCCTTCACTTTGACGTCAGCCTTGATGTTCATCTGGCCGCGCCCGTCGGGCTTGTAGTTCAGTTCGATCACCAGCTTGCCGGCTTTGCCGGACAGGCGAATGGCATCGATCAGGCTGTACTGGGCCTCGCTCAATTCATCGAGTAGGCCGCCGGCCTCGATGTCTCGTAGCGTGTCGATGAAGGGGCGTGCTTTGCTCATGTGCTGTGCCTCATTGAGTGCGAGTTGTTTGCCCCTGGTCGGCAGGGGTCACCGGTGAGTCAGGCTGCTTCCTTGGTTGCTTGGGCGTCGAGGAAGTCGGCCAGGTCGTGCAGGTACACCACGCGTTGTGCGCGTGCGGACCCGTGCAGGCGCTTTACCACCAGCGCGATGCGCCCGGCCTTGATTTCCGTCAGCAGATAGCGGTCGGTCCGGATGTGCGGGAAGTATTGTTCGCGTACCGCCGACAGCGTCGGGCAGGGTGTGGCGAACTGGCGACGCAATTGGTCAAGTGTGTTGCTCACGCGGCTTCCTCCCCGTGCCCCTCCGATCGGGGCACCAACTTCAGGCGGATCATTTCGGCAAGGCCTTCTTTGCTTTTGCCCATGGCAGCAGCGCAGATCCGGCCCTTGTCGTCAGCGACTACGGCGCCGAATGGGTATTCCGGTGAGTTGGTTGGGGTGACGTACGCCACCTGGCCTTCTTGAATCACGGCGTTGACGCAGCGAAAGACTTCGGCCAGTTCCAGAGTGCGGCAGGGAATGTTGCCCAGCAGGTCAATGGCTTCGCTGGCGGCGCCGATGAGCGTGGCTCGACTGACCACGCCCGGGCTGTCCAGATAAATCGGGATCAACCGTAGGGCGCCGAGGGCCTGGGTGTATGCGTTGAAGTAGTTTGTTTTCATGCTGCAGCATCCTTGTTCTGTGCCTTGATGCCGATGCCGAGCTGCTTTGCCAGCCACTCGACGCCGCGCTCAGTCACCATCACTACTGCGTAGTGGCTGTAGCCTTTGATGTTGTCGTTCCAGCGGCTGCGTGGATCGGAGAACAGGTGGCCACGATCGCGATGCTGGCTGGCGAGCTCGCCGCTTTGGGTCAAAACACGGAGCTCGCGCAGCTGGCTGCGAAATTTGCGGGGTTTGAGACCGAGTACGGCGGCGGTTTCATCCAGGGTGCGGTTCATGGCGCTGTCCTCAGGCTGCGATCAGTTTGCGAACGCGGTCTAGCAATGCTTCCGAGTCGGCCAGCGCTTGATCGATCTGCGCCAAGCGGCCGATCTGGCCTGGTGGTGCGGGTTGCGCAGACTCGATTCGGCCATTCGCAATGTCCTGAATGAACTCCCGCAGGTGCAGGTGGTTGGCCCGATCCGCGCGCTTGAGCGTCAATTCACCGGTAAGGCCGCCCAGGTCAACGTTGATGACTGCGGTGGACTCGGTGAGCTCGACTTCAAATTTCGCGTGGATGGTTTGCTCAGGTCGTTGGAGAGGGCATACGGCTGCGCCGCCGACTTGCAGCATGTGGTGCAACAGATCTTGTTTTGCGAGGGGGATGAGATAGCTATTCATGCTGCGTCGCCCCCGAATGGCCACGAACTGTCGGTGACGGAGTTGGATGGCTCGACAGCCGCGGGACGGCCTTTAGGGCTGGTGATTACCAGTAAGCCGGTTTGGCGCTGGATGGCTTCGACGGCAGCCCGGCTACTGCACGCCGACGGGTGCAGATAGACCGGGCAACGGGTGTTGCTGTGCTGTGTGGTTTGCATGGCTCGTACTCTTTGGTGAGAGGGGTACGAGAACAAGACTACAATTCAATTTGTAATATGGTCAACAGGTAAATTTGTATTCTGGTTTTGGGTGAAAAAAAACCCGCTTGATGCGGGCTTTTTATTTGGGAGTGTCAGCGAAGGACTGAATACCAGAACACTCTGCCAATGATGATTATCGATTCCGAGCGAATTCTTTCCTGGGTGTATTCCTCGTCGGGGTACTCGTCTCTGTTGAAACTTCGCATCCTGATCCCGCCGAGGGGTAAGCGATAGAGCATTTTTACGCGTAGCTCATCGTTATGACTGATCGCATAAATGTCCCCATCCTTAAACTCTTTTTTCCCTTGATCAACGCCGACCGTACTGCCGTTTGGAAGTACCGGTTCCATGCTGTTGCCATACACCGTGACGCAGACTGCGTTGTCGGGTTCGACTCCTTGCCTGCGCAGCGAGATTTTGCCGAAGCGAAGCTTTGATCTCACGTGGTCCTGAGTAACGGCTCTGCCATTTCCCGCCGAAAGCTGTACTTCCTTGAGCAATGGAACCTCGATTTCATCGTCATCTAGCGGCGTCTCGTCATCCCAAACTTCAATTGGGCCGAGCATGACCGCCTCAGGAGCGGATGATGTCTTTTGTTCGCCATTGAGTGCGGCAACTTCATCTATAGAGATGCCGAGTACCTGGGCTATCTGAATGGCGAAACGCGTGTTTTTGGTGTCGCCGGCTTCGAAAGCTGCGTAGGTCTGCTGGCTGAAGGTTTCTTCTGGCCCCAAGAGGGACCTCACCTTCTCAGCAAGTGCTACCTGGCTGAGCTTGAGTTGTTTTCGGCGAGCCTTGAATAAGGCTGCTACGGCAGATGGATTTTTCGAGGCTTTAGTCATCCCTGAATAATACAAATGATTTTGTACTCCATCCAACACGCTAATTTGTTGCGCAAATACAAATTTAGCTGTAATTTCTGTTTGTACTTTCTGCTTTGAGGTCCCCATGAACCACTCTAATGAGATGCGCTTAGCGCTGGTTGAAGCTGTCGAGGCGGCCAAAGGTCAGGTCGCCTTCGCGCAGGTCATGTCGAGCCCGGGACGTGTGGTTTCTCAGCAGATCGTCTCGTATTGGTTGAAGCGGGGGTATTTGCCCGCGGAGCTAGTGGTTCGGGCCGAGTTGATGACCGGTGTTTCTCGGTTTCGACTTCGCCCTGATGTCTTCTGCGTACCGCAAGACCTTCAGGAATCAAAAGCTGCTTAACAAAGGTGCCGAGCTGGGGCCTCTCACCAAAGATCCCCCAGCTCAGCTACGACGACACACAGCACATGCACATCGGTCGTGGTCGTAGGATAGGGTTTACCCTGGACTATGGCTACACCGTAAACAGGGGATTTACGGTTATGAGTCGCACAGATCTTTTGCCGGACGCTGGTCCGGTCCTTCCTTTGCGCCAGGCGATCTATCGCGCTGGTCGTGACTACAAGGGCGGAATCACCGCCCTTGCCTTTGACATGGTGTTGGAGAACGACACCCTCCAGAAGAAACTCAAGCTTGATGAGGAGCGCCGTTGGCTGAATCCTGATGAGCTGGAAGAGCTGATCAGGCTGACTGGCGATGCCCGCCTGCTCGATGCGCTGATGCGTCCGGCGGGTGCAGTCTGGTATCGCCCTGTGCCGGTACCGGCGACACGTGATGCCTTGAAAGCGGTTGGCAAGTTGCTCGGCGAGACCGGTGAGTTCGTTGCCGCGATGCACGACGGCGCTGCCGACAATGTCTGGGAGCTTCACGAAGTCCTTGACCTTGAAAAGCAGGGCATGGATGTGATCCGAGAGATCCTCGGCATCATGGCCGGTGCGCGGCAGGCGATGGAGGATCGCACTGATGGCTGACGATATCGATCGCGCCAACGATCAGGCGCAATACCTGCTCGACGTTGCTATCCATCGCAATCGGCGCGTGCCTACGAGCCGTGTCAGCGCGCAGTTCTGCGAAGACTGCGATGACCCAATCCCGTTGCTTCGACAGCAGACGATTGAAGGTTGCGAAACCTGCGTCCACTGTCAGGGGTTGCGGGAGGCGCGGCGATGAGCGACGACAAAATCCCTCTACAGCTTTCCGATCTGCCGAATCTTCTTCAATACATATCGCCGGACTCACGAGATACGTGGGTCGAGGTGGGTATGGGCTTGAAGGCTGAATTCGGGCAGGACGGTTACGGCCCGTGGAATATCTGGAGCCAGAGCAGCAAAAGCTATGACGGTAAGGCGGCCTTGTCCGTCTGGAAGTCGTTCAAAAAGGGCGGCACCGGCATGGGTACCGTGATCAAACTGGCACACGATGCTGGCTGGCGTCCTGAAAAAAATGAAATGACCGCCGAGGAAAAGAAGCGGTTTGCGGCGGAAGCGGAGGCACGGCGCAAGCAGCGTCAGGCTGAGGTCGAGGCGGATGAGGCGTTACTCGAGGAGATGCGTGCACTGGTCGCGGAAAGCTGTCAGCGGATCTGGAAAGAGCATTGCCGGCCAGATGGCCAGAGCGCTTATCTGGAACGAAAACAAGTCGGTGCCTTCGGTATCGGCTTTTTCAATACCACCGTAATTCTGTCCATCGATGACCACAACAAACGCTGCCAAGTGTGGTCCGGCAGCAACGCCATGCAGTTCTTCAACAACCTGCCTAAGCCCCGCCCGGCGTCACTGAGCTTCCTGATGTTCAAGCCCGGCAGCATTGCGATTCCGCTGCGGGATCTGGCGGGCAAGCTTTGGAGCCTTCAATCGATCAATGGGCAGGGCACCAAGCTGTTTCCGAAATACGGCCGCAAGTCGGGCTGCTTTCATGTGCTGGGCGTCGTTGATTCGCCAGTTGTCGTGGCGGCCGCTGAGGGCTACGCGACTGCTGCCAGTGTGCACATGGCAAGTGGGTGGCCGGTAGCGATGGCCGTTGACTCGGGCAACCTGGTCAATGTCGTCAGGTCCATTCGTTCTCTTCATCCGGAGGCGGCAATTGTTGTTGCGGGTGACGATGATCCGGACGCACCTGGCAATCCCGGACGAACTAAAGCAGAAGCTGCTGCCGTTGAGGTTGGTGGCTTCGCTGCGTTTCCTTATTTTGGGGAGGCTGCCTGATGGCCAAGGATTGGAATGATTTGCACATCGAGCAAGGTCTTGATGTTGTTCGTGCCCAGCTCGACGCGGCGGCACTGTCTGCTGCATCTTCCCAACTGAACGATCTTCCCCATGCCCCATCTTTGGAAGAGCCCGCCGAAAACGGCGCTGCTACTCCAGAGGGGGGCGGGGGGAATCCGTGGACGGCTGAACGGATTTTTACCCGGTTTGCTTTGGTTGAGGGGAAGACGGCGATCTTCGACACCTTCAAGCGAGTGATCATCAAGAAATCGGCTTTCGAAATGCTGGTGACCAAACCGCTCGCAAAAGACTGGTTGGAGTTGCCGGTGAAGAAGGTCATCGCCGATGACATGGCTGAGCGCCTGGCCAACAAAGCGAAGGCCGAGGCCAAGTTCAAACAGGTCAGCGGCAACGGAATGGCGCCTGTCGAGCGATACGTTTACATCGATGGCACCAAGGACTCGTGGGATATCCAGAAGCGCCGACGGATTCCCGAGGGTGCGCTGAAAATGTCCCTGGGTGATGCGTACGGGATGTGGTTGAACAGTCCGGATCGCCGCACGGTGGATATGGAGCACATCGTGTTTGATCCGTGCATGACGAAGGATCCTGAGGTGTACATCAACACCTTCGAGGGGTTGCCTTTGGTGCCTGATAGCGATCTGGAGAAATGTCGCACGCTGAAGACGCTCATTCCGTTCTTGTGCAACGGCGACAAGGCTGCGACTGACTGGCTTACGAAGTGGCTGGCATACCCGCTGCAAAACGTCGGTGCCAAGATGGATACCGCCGTGCTGTTGCATTCGACAATGGAAGGCAGCGGCAAAAGCCTGCTGTTCAGCGACATCATGGGTCAGATCTACGGTGACTGCGGCGCCACAGTCGGCCAAGCGCAGCTTGAGTCGAATTGGACTGTCTGGCAGTCGAACAAGCTTTACGGCGTGTTCGAAGAGGTCGTCAGCCGGGACCAGCGATACAACCAGGTTGGCAAGATCAAACACATGGTTACCGGCAAAACAGTCCGCATGGAGTCGAAGTTTGTGAACGGTTGGGAGGAGGCCAACCACATGAACGCGGTGTTCCTTTCGAACGAGATCATGCCTTGGCCGATCGGTGAGAACGACCGGCGCATGTTGGTGGTGTGGCCCAAGGGCACACTGCCTGCCAATGCTCAGAAGAAGGTCGCGCACGAACTGGCGAATGGCGGAGTAGAGGCGCTTTACGACTACTTGCTCAGCTATCCGCTGGGCGACTTCGATGAGCGTACGCGTCCGCCCAATACTGATGCCCGCCAGCGGTTGGTGGAATTGAGCATGGCCAGCTGGCAGACCTTCCTGCGTGAATGGCGTCATGGCTTGCTTGGTGCGCCTTTCGATATCTGCGTGAGTAGTGATCTGTACGCGCTCTTCCTGGAATGGTGCCATCGGAACAAAGAGCATTCGTTGAGTCACACGAAGTTCAGCGGGTTCATTTCGACGGAGGTGGACAAGGTGCAGCGGGTGCCTTGGATGGAAGGGGCGCGGCGGGCGTTTGGGACTTTCTTCTTTCCTTGGTCTGGCATCGACCCGGCGCCTTCCCCCGCCCCATCCATGACCGCTGGCGCGCTCGGAACGGCTGTGGCCAAGTGGAGAGATCAGGCTCGTTCTGGCGGATGGAGTGTGGATAGCTGGGATCACGTGAAGTTTGCTGACAAGGGGAGTGCGGCGGCATGACGACCAATCGTGTGTCAGGTGTGTTTCCTCTGTTTCAGGCCGGCCACTGCAACCTGACACAGCTACAGACCGCGCTGTTACTGGCTTTGCATAGGTCCGTGTCAGGTGTGTCAGGTTTAACGCGTGCGCAGGCATACGCACCTCATCAACAGTCCAACTCAAAACAACATTCTATTTGTTTTTTTATGCGTGAAGAACTACCCAACACACCTAACACACCTGACACAGTTGTTTTAAAGCATTGTTTTATAAGGTTTTTAGGTGTGTCAGGTTTGTGTCGGGTTGTGGGTTTTTTGTGTCGGGTTCGGTTTGTTCGGGGGAGCTGGTGATGATCGAAGAAATTGAAGTGCTGTTGAACCACTGGGGAGAGCAGTGCCGTAAGAACGGTGAGAGCGGTGGCATGGGCAGTCCGATGGCAACGATCATGGAGTGGGGTGGTTGTGCGCCTCGCGGTACGCCCGGCTCACGGATCATTCTGGGTGCTGGTGCAGGACCTGATAGCGTTGCCCAAGAGATCACAGCGGCCTTGGCAGAGATCGCACGGCAGGATGATCGAGGCGTGATGTTGCAGCGGCTGGCTGCGTTGCGATATGGCGATGATCCGGCGCCGACGTGGTTGATGCAGATGCACCTGGTGGGGATGGCGTCCAGCGCCAAGCAGACCTACTACGACCAGGTGCACTGCCTGCATCAGCGACTGTTGCAGGTGCTCACTGATCGGGCTGGCGCACGCAAGTGGCTTGCCACTGGTCGGGGCGGAATGCCTCAAAGTCTCCTCAAAGCAGCGTCAAAGTTGCGTCAAGTCGGATAACCGAAAATGCCCTCTTTTCGGTTCCGTACTGAGGGGGTAAAAAGTCCCCACGATATGGAATTTGCGCCTTGGCGCTGACCTCGCACGTGCTGTGCAGCTTCACCCGGCCTCCCTGAGCCGGTCACCACACCCCGCTTCGGCGGGGTTTTTATTTTCGGCCCGCTGGGTTTCTGCGATCGCAGATCACTTTATTCATGGAGTAGCGATGGACCCTACTGACCTCGGCCCCGGCACGGCCACATGGCTGGGCGGTAGTGCCACAGTAATCTTTGGCGGGTTGCTCTGGCTTCGCCGCTTCCTGTCGAAGGACGCCGCCGATCGGGCGATGGACAACGCCGACATCGGTACTGTCCGGCGTTTGAATGAATTGCTCGACTCCGAACGCACCGCCCGAAAAGAGGCAGAGGCTCGTGCTGATCAGTTCGCTAAAGAGCGTAACGATCTCGCTGCCTCGGTTGGCCGGATGGAAGGGCGCATTGATGCGCTGACCAGCCAAGTCTCCCAGCTCACGGAAAAGGTCATGTCGCAAAGCCAAGAGATTGCCCGTCTGCGGCAGCAACTTGGAGGTGCCAACTGATGGACAGATGCGCAATGGAATTTATCGCTCGCCGCTGGTGGCGCCGGACTGAGGTCTGGGCCATCGCGGTCATTCTGGTCGGTGGCGGTGCTGTGCTGGGTTACCAGGCCTGTTCCTGGTCGCTCGCGGAGAAGCAGGCCAAGCAGGTCGAGGAGATCCGTCGCGCCTATGACACCGCGATGGCTGAGCGGGATATGCGGCTGGATGAATTGACCCGCAAGACTGGCTCCGCTGCTGACAAGGCGTCGAAAGCCGCGACGACTGCAACTCAGGCTGCTGACAAAGCGATTGAGGCAGTGGATCGGGTTAGCCAATGAGCAGGCCTGGTGCTAGGCCGTCGGCGAATGAACCTCGGGTTTATGACAGTCGATGGGAGAAGGCGCGCGGCGCCTACCTGCTGAAGCATCCGCTGTGTGTGATGTGCCAGCAGCAGGGGTTGATTGCTTCCTCTCGGGTGGTAGACCACAAGATCCGGCATGGCCTGAAGGACGCAATCAAATCAGGCAACAAGGCTGCTATCGCTCGGGCTCAGAAATTGTTCTGGGATCAAGGCAACTGGCAGGCGCTCTGCAAGGTGCATCACGACTCGACCAAGCAGCGCGTTGAGAAGCGCGGGCATGAGATCGGATGTAGCGAGCAGGGGATACCGCTGGACCCTGGTCACCACTGGACTCAGGGCTGACGCCCATGCGGTGCGCTGTGCCCCCTGACCTCGATGCACCGAGACGGTGCGGCACGTCAACGCCCCTAGGGGGGGGTGGGCAAAAAGTCTGCACCTTTTTGCTCGCTGACCCCTCGCCATGGTCTTTACACAAAAGCGGGAAAAATGGGGGGGTACCCCTTCGGTAAGTTAGGTGTTCGTGTGTGAAATCCGAGGTTTGAAATGGCCGGAAACGAGAACTCCGGGCGACCAGCCCTGCCGGCCGTCGTCCATTTGATCAATGGCAATCGCAGCAAGAAGAACCGCGGCGACCTGCTGCGTGAGCAAAGCCAGCCGGTGATGCCGGTCGAAGCGCCGCCGATGCCCGATTGGCTCGACGAAGATGCGCGACGCGAGTGGGAGCGGGTGGTACCTGACCTCGTGACGCTCGGGCTGATTTCCAAGATGGACATGCAGGTCATGGCTCAGTACTGCGAAGCCGTGTCGGACTACCGACGCTGGACCCTGAAAATTCAGGAGCTCAACGAAAGCCTGTCCAGCTCAACCAAGGGAGACGTGCAGACTTATCGCACCGGCGCCCAAGACCTTTCGATCTGGCGAAAGCTGCGCAACGACGCTGAGCGCCGCGCCAATGACGCCGGCGGTAAGTTCGGATTTTCGCCCATGGCCCGCCGATCACTGAAGCCCGCGGCGCCTCAGGGAGAGCTGTTCCCCAATGAACAAAAACGAATCGTCGACACTTACTTCTGATCGCGTCGCTGCCTTCGCGAATGATGTGCTGGCCGGTCGCATCATCGCCGGTCCCGATGTACGCAACGCCTGCCAGCGGCACCTCAACGACCTGAAACTCGGTCCATCTCGTGGGTTGCGTTGGGATTTGGCCGCTGCGCAGCGTGCCATCGGTTACTACGAAATCGTGCTGTGCCTCAACGGTGGTGAATATGAGGGGCTGCCGTTCATCTTGAACCCCTGGCAGGCCTTCGTTATCGGCTCGTTGTATGGCTGGAAAGCGGCTGATGGATATCGCCGGTTCCGGACTGCCTACGTCGAAACCGGCAAGGGGTCGGGGAAATCGCCGCTGGCGGCCGGTATCGGCTTGTTGGGCATGACCTCCGATGGCGAAGCCCGGGCCGAGGTCTATGCCGCTGCGACGAAGAAAGACCAGGCCATGATCCTGTTCCGCGATGCGGTGGCGATGGTCGATCAGTCGCAGTTGTTGGCTGACCGGATCGAGCAGTCTGGGCGCGGTGAGAAAGTCTGGAACCTGGCGCACCCGGCATCAGGCAGCTTCTTTCGCCCCATCAGTGCTGACGACGGCCAATCGGGGCCGCGGCCTCACATCGCTTTACTCGACGAGATCCACGAACACAAAACGCGGACCGTCGTGGACATGATGCGGGCCGGCACCAAAAGCCGGCGCCAAGCCATGATCGTGATGATCACCAACAGCGGTCACGACCGTACGACCATCTGCTACGAGTACCACGAATACGGCATCGCGCTGTGCAAGGGTGACAAGCAGGACGACAGTTTCTTCGCCTTCATCTGCTCACTCGATCCGGGTGATGACCCGATCAAGGACGAAGGCTGCTGGTACAAGTCGAACCCTAGCCTGGCCTTCGGCAAGCCCGGTGATGCAAACGGCGGGGTGCCGGGGCTCAAGTACTTGCGCGAGCAGGTCACTGAAGCCCGCGGCATGCCCTCGAAAGAGTCGAGCGTGCGTCGCCTCAACTTCTGTGAATGGGTGGATGCCGCTAACCCTTGGTTGGCCGCAAACATCTGGATGGCCTGTGAGGACGATTACGATCTCGAGCAGATTCCCGAGGGCGAGCCTTGTTATGGCGGCCTCGACCTATCCGGTTCGCGAGATCTCACGGCCCTGGTGCTGTATTTCCCCCGGTTGAAACTGGCAGTCGCTGAACTGTGGACGCCCAAAGACAGCATGCTCGACAGGGCTCGCGTTGACCGTGTGCCCTACGACGCTTGGGTGCGCGGCGGTTTCCTGCATGCGCCACCAGGTATGGCCGTCGACTATGCGGCAGTCGCTGCGCGCGTGGGCGAGCTGGCGGTGCGATACAGCATCCAAGGCATCGCCTTCGATCCATACCGCATCAAGTACTTCACGCCTGAACTCGAAGCTCAAGGCATCGACGTACCTTTGCTGCCGCATGGTCAGGGCTACACCGTCTCGAAAGAAACCGGGCTGTGGATGCCTCGCTCTATTGAGCTGACAGAAACACTGCTCACCGAAAAGAGCATCAAGATAAAAACCAACCCTGTGCTGCGTTGGAACGCAGCCAGCGCGGTGCTGGATGCGGACCAGAAAGACAATCGAATATTTGCCAAGCGTAGGAGCACCGGTCGAATCGATGGCGTTGTTGCGCTGGCGATGAGTATTGGTGCGGCAGATTCTCAGCCTGTTGTTTCTGGCGACCGCGACGGCTTCTACAACAATCCGATCATGGTGGGAATCTAATGGCGCGGGAACAGAAAACCGGGCGAGTTCGTGCCGCCCTCCAGCAATGGCTGGGCGTGCCGATCGGCTTGAACAACACCGCGTTCTGGCAGGAATGGATCGGTACATCCAGCAGCGGAAAGTCGGTAACCGTCGACAGCTCGCTGCGTCTATCCACCGTCTGGGCCTGTGTTCGCCTGCTGTCTGAATCGGTATCGACCTTACCGTTGAAGCTGTACCGACGGATGCCGGACGGGTCACGAGAAGTCGCCACAGACCATCCGTTGTACCGGGTTCTCTGTCGCTCACCCAACATCGAGATGACCCCGCAACGCTTCATGCTGATGGTCGTGGCTAGCATCTGTTTGCGTGGTAATGCCTTCATTGAAAAGAAAATGATCGGCACCCGCATTACCGCGTTGATTCCGCTGTTGCCTCAGTGCATGAAGGTCGAGCGCCTGGCCAATGGGCGACTGGAATACAGCTACACCGAAAATGGTACCAGGCGGGTGATTCCCGAAAAGATGTTGGTGCACATCCGTGGCTTCGGCCTTGATGGCGTGTGCGGCATGCTGCCGATCACCACGGGGCGCGACATCATCGGCGCGGCCATGTCGGCGGAAGAAGCCGCGGCGAAGGTCTTTGCCAACGGCTTGCAAGCCTCCGGCTTTCTGACGGTCGAGGGTGGCAGCGCTCAAGGCGCTGGCACGCTCACTGACAAGCAGCGTGAGCTGTTACGGGCCAGCTTGGCCGCGTTCAGCAGCTCGACAAACGCTGGCAAAACCATGGTGCTGGAGGCGGGCCTGAAGTATCAGGGCATCACCATGAATCCCGAAGCGGCTCAGATGTTAGAGACGCGATCCTTCAACGTCGAAGAAATCTGCCGTTGGTTCCAGGTGCCCCCGTTCATGGTCGGTCACATGGACAAGCAGAGCAGCTGGGCGGCGAGCACCGAATCGCAAAACCTGCATTTCCTCACCAACTGCCTGCGGCCGTTGCTGGTCAACATCGAGCAGGAAATCACTCGTTGCCTGATCGGTGATCAGGACTCCGATGAGTTCTTTGCGGAGTTCTCGGTTGAGGGCCTTCTGCGTGCAGACAGCGCGGGCCGTTCTGCGTACTACAACGGCGCGCTGACAAATGGCTGGATGAACCGCAATGAAGTCCGGCGCAAAGAAAACCTGCCGCCGATCCCGGGTGGCGAGGTCTATACCGTGCAAGGCGCCATGGTTTCGCTGGAATGGTTGGGTCAAAACGGCGGGCTATCGGCGAAGGCCGCGAAGTTCATGCAGGACCTGATGGTGGCCAACGACGCGGGCGACAAGGCTTCGATTCAACTGGCTTACAGCGAAGCGGCCAAGGCTCTTCAGGCTGGTGACCCTGACGGAACCGTCATGGCCCATGCGCTGATCTCTATCGACCGGCTAAAAAAGGCCGCCTGACACTCTCGGAGTTTTCATGACAATCAAAACGCTTCCGGCGGCACCGGCGGCCCGGCCGCGCGCGGATGTTTCCTGCGACATGTTGCCCTTGGCGCTTGAGCGCTGGAACCCCGAGATCCGGGCGGCGGCAGACGAAGAGAACACCATCTCGATTTATGACCCGATCGGTTATGACTTTTGGACCGGGGAGGGGGTGACGGCCAAACGTATCAGCGCCGCACTACGGTCGATGAATGGCGCTGACGTGACCGTCAATATCAATTCACCAGGTGGGGACGTGTTCGAGGGGTTGGCGATTTACAACCTGCTGCGCGAGCACAAAGGCAAGGTGACCGTGAAGGTGCTGGGCCTCGCTGCTTCCGCGGCGTCCTTTATCGCGATGGCTGGCGATGATGTCCAGATCGCCCGCGCTGGCTTCCTGATGATTCATAACGCGTGGACGATTGTCGGTGGCAACCGCAACGACATCCGTGAAGTCGCGGACTTCCTGGAACAGATCGATATCGCCCTGGCCGACATCTATGCCGCACGTACCGGTGATCCCACCGAGGCCATGCAGAAGCTGATGGATGCTGAAACTTGGATGGCCGGATCCGTCGCGATCGAGGAAGGGTTTGCCGACCAGCTGCTGCCCTCCGATGCAACCAAACATGACGCCAAGGCCGGTAGCCCGCAACAGATCGCGGCTCGCCGACTGGACGTCATCCTCGCAAAACAGGGAATGCCGCGTAGCGAGCGCCGTTCCCTGATTCAAGACATCAAGACCGGCACGCCCAGCGCTACCGGTCCGGGTACGCCGAGCGCTACCGAACCCCCGGCCATTCCGGCCGAAGCCATTGCTGACTTAGAACGAGCCCTTGCTCAGTTCAAATCCGCAGCCTCTCTCGTACCAGGAGCTTGAAGAATGTCCGATAAAACCGCTGAGCTGCTCGCAAGCGTTTCCGCTGAGCTGAAAAAAGCTACCGAAGATTTCACCCGCCAAGCTGATAACGCGCTAACTGAGGCAAAGAAAGCTGGCAGCCTGTCTAACGAAACGAAAGCCGCCGTCGACGAATTGGCAACCAAATTCAACTCGTTGTCCGAGGCTGAGAAGCAGCTCAAGGCGCAACTGGGTGAGATCGAACAGGAGTTCGCCCGACTCCCGGCCCAAGCCTCTGGTCAGTCCCGCGAAACGTTGGGCGGCACCATCATCAAAAGCGAAGCGTTGAAGGCCTTTGCTGCGAGTGTCGAGGGTAATAAGCGGCTGAGCATTCCTGTCAGCGCGGCCCTGTTGTCGGGCGATGTCCCGGCGGGTGTTGTCGAGCCACAGCGTATCCCGGGCATTGATGTCTCGCCGAAACAACGTTTGTTCATCCGTGACCTGATCGCACCTGGTAAGACGGGCTCGCCGGCCATCTTCTGGGTGCAACAAACTGGCTTTACCAATGCGGCTAAGGCTGTGGCGGAAGGAACGGCCAAGCCGTACTCCAGCATCACGTTCACCCCAAAGATCACCGGTGTGTCCACCATCGCTCACCTGTTCAAAGCGTCGAAACAGATTCTGGACGACTTCGCACAACTCGGTTCGACCATCGATATCGAAATGCGTTATGGGCTGAAGTACGTCGAAGAGCAGGAAATTCTGTTCGCCGACGGTACCGGAGTTCACTTGCACGGCATCGTGCCGCAAGCCTCCGTCTACGATCCTGCGTTCGAGGTCGATCACCAGTCGGGCATCGATGACCTGCGCCTGGCGATGCTGCAATGCCAGCTGGCTCGTCTGCCTTCGAGCGGTCACGTCCTGCACTTTATGGACTGGGCAAAAATCGAGCTGACGAAAGACACGCTCGGTCGTTACATCCTGGCCAACCCATTGGGCCTGGCTGGCCCTGTGCTTTGGGGCTTGCCGGTGGTGGCCACCGAAGCGGTGGGTTTCGAAGGGAAGTTTCTCACCGGCGCCTTCCAGACTGGCGCGCAACTCTTCGATCGCGAGGACGCGAACGTGGTGATCAGCACTGAAAACGCCGATGACTTCGAGAAGAACATGATCACGATCCGCTGCGAAGAGCGGCTGGCTCTGGTGGTCAAGCGTCCCGAAGCCTTCGTCTATGGCCCGTTCACTGCCCCTGAACCTGCGGGCGGTTGATCCTCACAAGGCCGCCTCCGGGCGGCCAACTGGAGAGCACCATGAAACTGATTACGATGAAGCCGTTGTACCTCGGCGGAAAGACGGTGGTTGAGGGACGGTCATTCGAAACACACGATCAGCACGGCCGCGAGCTGATCGCCAAGGGCTATGCCGCGCTCGATGAATCGGACGCTGAGCCGGTTGTCACCCTGGAAGAGGAGCCCGTCGTTAACTCGATGACACTGACCAGTGGGCAGTTGAGTTTGTCCCCGCCGGATGCAGCGGTGGGCGATGGCGATCCGGTCCCGGGCAAGACCGCCGCAGCGAAGAAAAAGAAGGCGACCTGATCATGGGGGCAATATCGGTTGATCTGGCGATGCAGCATTTGCGCGCAGAGACTGAAGACCGGGGCTATGTCGAGGTGTTGCTTGCTGCCGCCGAGGACAGTGCTGCGCAGTACTTGCAGCGTTGTTTCTACGTCGATACAGCCGCCTTGGCAGCTGCGGTCATCGACGGTGTGGCAGGTGATGATCCAATAGTGATTGCTCCATCGATCACGGCGGCGTGCCTGCTCATTCTCGGCCACTTGTACGCCAATCGTGAGGACAGCGTGACTGGCGTTAACGTCGCATCGGTCATCGAATTGCCAATGGGCTCGAAGTCGTTGCTGCATCCTTACCGGGTGAAGATGGGGGTTTAAATGGCCTATCGAGAACCAGGTGCAGGCGAGCTGGATAAGCATGTGACCCTGCGTCGACGTGATGATGAGCCCGCTGACGACATGGGGTTGGATTCGGTTTTCTCAGGCCTCAATCCTCGGTGGGCGAAGATTGAACCGGTGGGCTCTGCCGTGTACACGGGCAGTGTTCAAACCGAATCGAAAATAACCCACCGAGTAATCCTGCGTTATCGCAAGGGGATCACCACCGCGTTTGAGGTTGTTCACGGCGATACGCTGTACCGCGTGAGGCGTGGTTTCAACATGAACGGAAAAACGCGATTCACTGTTCTCGAAGTTGAAGAGCTGGGTCTTACGCAGGTGGACGGAGGTATCTATGTCTAACTCGGCATCGCTTGATAGTTACCTGCACATTGAAGGTTTCGACAATTTTGAGCGTGACGCATTCGACAAACGCAAGATTCGCGCGGGGATGCGGAAGGTTGGACTGCTTGTAACTCAGAAAGCGCAAATGAATCTGGCTTTGGGTAACGGGCAAGATGGCTACCCGGTCAATCGCACAGGGGCTACGGTCCAGTCGATTAGCTTCAAGGTGTCTCGTGCGGGTTTTCTCGTTCGAATCGCGCCGTCTAAAACATCTGCGATGGAAGAGTTTTATCCCGCCTTCCTCCACTACGGCGTAAAAAAGGGAAGGAAACCGGCAAAGCTCGCGCCCGGGATGGGCAAGGGGCGGAAAAATCGAAGGGCAGCTGGCGCGCGGGCGAGGCTTGTCGCCGAGCGCGCGGCTGGCGAATGGCGGATCAAGCCACGTGATAACTACATGGCTGATGCCCTGCAGGATTCGTCTTCGCAGGTCGAATCAATTCTGAAATCCGCGTTCGCCGCTGCGTTGTCGTGACTTGCGAAACGCCTATGGGATAGGCTTGCTCTTCTATTTACAGGGAGTTGTCATGAAACTATTGAACCTGTTTGCTCCTATCGCCGTGGTGGCGATTGTCATGAACGTGAATGCAGCCGTGGCTGCTGACAAAGCACCAAGTGCTGCAATCGACCGTATCACGCTCATTTACATGAACCACAAGGTTTACCCGAAAGGCTCTGTCGAGTGTGAGTCGAAGGTGGTAGGCAGTCGATCTATGATCGGCTGTTGGAACTACACGCTCAATGGAAACAGCCCGCCGCAAGTCTGGCTTTACGAGGCAGACAAGTTCAAACCGGTAAATGGAAGCGCTCGCCAATTGGCCGAGACTAAGTTTTCCAGTGAGTCAGATATCACAGTTATGAAGCTCCCGCTGCCATCCGACATTGATGTTGGTTCTGTAGTGGAAAGTTTTAAAAAGGGCTGAATAGCTTCTTCAAAAAAACCTCGCTGATGCGGGGTTTTTTTATACCTGGGATTTAATCAATGAAATTGAACCCTGTCGTTGCTCACATTCGAGCGACATGTCCCACCTTTGCCGGTCGAGTCACTGGCGGCATCGACTGGGATGCTGTTGTCGAAAGCGCAAAGCTCACATTTCCCGCGGCGTATGTCATTGCGTCGGCAGATGTTGGCGGCCCGAACAAAGCCCAAACCGCCGTCATTCAAGACATCACTGATCAGTTCGCTGTGGTGATTGTTCTGGAGGCTGGCGATGAGCGTGGCCAGGAGGCCAATGATTTGTTGCACGACCTGCGCGCTGAACTCTGGCGATCCTTAATCGGTTGGTGCCCGGCCCCGGAATACGAGCCAGTCGAATATGGCAAAGGTGCGTTGCTTCACACCAGCAGGGCACGGGTGGTGTACCAGTTTCTATTCACCGCCGAGTTCCAGCTCGGACGTAGCAAGCCAAATGAACCGGCTGAGACGTGGCATGAGCTTGAGCTTGATGGACTGGCGCCATTCACCGGCGCGACCTTCAACATGGACTGCATCGACCCGGCAGATCCGAACCTGCAACGACCTGGCCCGGATGGGCGCATTGAAGCGAAATTCTCAGGAGACGTAACACCATGACCAAACGCATCACTGTGGTGCCGGCCTCTGGCCGCTCTGTGCCCGATCCGGAGGCTGGCGACCTGTTGCCTGTTGAAGGCCGGGAAGTCCCAGATAACGCGTGGTGGCGCCGCCGCCAGTCGGATGGGGACGTAATTCTCAAGGCTGATAAGGCTCAATCCACCAAGGGCGTCACTGCGCCGAAACCCGAGGAAGCGCAATAATGGCTATCGGATTCAGCAACATCCCCGCCGATGTGCGTGTGCCGCTGTTCTATGCAGAGATGGATAACTCAGCGGCCAACAGTGCATCGTCGGCCATGCGCCGGCTGATCGTTGCACAGGTCAACGGTAACGCCACTAGCGAAAGCATCGGCCAACTGGTGCTTGTGTCGAGCCTTGGTCTGGCCAAGGATCTCGGCGGGCAAGGTTCGATGCTGGCGGCAATGTACGAAACCTGGCGCAAGACTGATCCGATTGGCGAGATCTGGTGCCTACCGTTACAAAGCGAAACTGGTACCGCAGCCACAGCGACTGTCACCGTCACGGGTACGGCGACCGAGCCGGGCTTGTTGAATCTTTACGTCGGCGGTGTTCGCGTGCAGTCGGTCGTCGTTGCAGCGGCCACGCCGGCTATCGCGGCATCGGCCTTGGCCGTGAAGATCAACGCCACTCCAGACCTGCCGATCACCGCTGTAGCCGCGGTGGGCGTGGTCACGCTCACTTGCAAGTGGAAAGGTGAGAGCGGCAACGATATCGGTCTGGTCCTGAACCGATTGGGCAAGTCCAGCGGCGAGGCCACCCCTGCGGGCCTGACCGTCGTTACGACCCAGCTGACGGGTGGCGTCGGTGCGCCGGACCAGATCGACGCGGTAGCAGCTCTGGGCGATGAGCCGTTCGAATTCATCTGCGTGCCCTGGTCGGACACCACCACGCTGAATGCGTGGAAAGATGCGATGGATGACAACACTGGCCGCTGGAGCTGGGCCAAGCAACTGTTCGGCCACGTCTACACAGCGAAGCGCGGCACCTTGGGTACGCTGGTGGCGGCAGGCCAGGCCCGCAACGATCAGCACATGACCATCCAGGCGGTGGAGCCGGGCGTGCCCCAGCCGGTCTGGGTGCAGGCAGCGGCACTGGCGGCGCGCACTTCAGTATTCATCTCGGCAGATGCCAGTCGGCCAACACAATGCGGCTCGCTGCCCGGGCTGGATCCGGCGCCGGCCAGCGAGCGGTTCACGCTCACGGAGCGTCAGTCGCTTCTGACCTACGGCCTTGCAACGGCCTACTACGAAGGTGGCTACGTGCGCATCCAGCGCTCGATCACCACCTACCAAAAGAACGCGTATGGCCAGGCGGATAATTCGTACCTGGACAGCGAGACCATGCACCAGTCGGCGTTCATCATCCGACGCATGCAAAGCGTAATCACCAGCAAGTACGGCCGCCACAAGCTGGCCAGCGACGGTACGCGCTTCGGTGCCGGCCAGCCGATCGTCACGCCGAGCACCATTCGCGGCGAGCTGATTGCGCAGTACGCCAAGCTCGAGCAGGAAGGCCATGTGGAAAACGCCGACCTGTTCGCGGAGCATCTGGTGGTGGAGCGCGACAGCAATGATCCGAGCCGGGTGAACGTGTTGTTCCCGCCGGATTACATCAACGGCCTGCGCATTTTTGCGCTGCTCAACCAGTTCCGCCTCCAGTACGACGCCGCCGCGTAACGCTGACCACGATCACCAAGCCCGCCCCGAGCGGGCTTTTTCATTCTGGAGATACAACCCATGGGCAAAAAAGTAGCGGGCACGGCCTACATCAAGGTGGACGGCATGCAGCTGACCGTCACCGGTGGCGCCGAAGCGCCGTTGATGGATAAAAAACGAGAGACGGTTTATCCGGGTTTCTACAAGGAAGAAGAGCTGGCACCTTATCTGAAAATGACCGCCATCCATGACCCGGCGCTATCGATCAAGACGTTGACCGAAGGCACTGACATGACGGTCACCTGTGAATTCAACAACGGCAAGGTCTACGTGCTCTCGGGTGCGTACCTGGTCGACGAGCCGACGTCGAAAGGTGATGACGGCACCATTGAACTGCAATTCGACGGCATCAAAGGGGTATGGCAATGACGGGCGCAGTAAAACTTCAGGTGGCCATTGAGGCCCATGGCGAGCCTCTGACTGAGCTGGCGCTACGTCGACCGACTGTGCAGGAAGTACGTGCCATCAAGGCGCTGCCGTATCGGATCGACAAGAACGAAGAGGTCGGGCTCGACATGGATGTGGCAGCGAAATACATCGCGGTCTGTGCGGGCATCCCTCCGTCATCGGTCAACCAACTGGACCTGGCTGACCTCAACGCGCTGAGCTGGGCGGTTGCCGGTTTTTTCATGAGTGCGGCGTCGGCTCCATCAACGACCTGATTTCAGTCGCCTACGACCTGGCCTGGTTCTGGAAGGTTGACCCCGAACAGATGATGGCCAGGCCACTGGATGCGCTCACGGAATGCCTTGAGCACGCCCAACGCATTAACGAACTTCAGCAGGTGCAGTGATGGCGGACAAGTTTCAGCTCAAGGCGTTGATCACCGGCGTCGACAAGCTGTCGCCGACACTGACCGGGATCCGCAAGAACGTTGCGGGCTTCCGCAAACAGATGAACAGCACCGGCCTTGGCAACATCGGCTTCAAGGATATGTTGCAGGGCGGCGCCTTTGCGGCGCCGTTCATCGCTGGTGCCCGTGCAGCCATGGAATTTGAAACATCCATGGCGGACGTGAAGAAGGTCGTCACCTTCGACACGCCCGAACAGTTCAAGCAGATGGGGCAGGACGTGCTTGATATGTCGGAGAAAATGCCGATGGCGGCGAGCGGCATCGCGGCCATCGTTGCCGCCGGTGGCCAGGCCGGTTTCGCCCGTGGTGAGCTGAAGCAGTTCGCCGAGGACGCGGTGAAAATGGGGATCGCTTTCGATCAGACAGCGGACCAGTCCGGCGACATGATGGCGAAGTGGCGGACCTCATTCAAAATGACGCAGCCGGAAGTCGTTACCCTGGCTGACAAGATCAACTACCTGAGCAACATCGGCCCTTCGTCGGCGGCGCAGATCTCCGACATCGTGACCCGTATCGGTTCGTTGGGTGGCATCGCCGGCCTGTCGGCGGGGCAAGTTGCCGCGATGGGCGCAACGCTCGCCGGCGTGGGCGTGCCCAGTGAAGTGGCTGCGACGGGCATGAAGAACTTCATGCTGTCGCTGACCAAAGGCAGTGCGGCCACCAAACAGCAATCGGATGCTTTCAAGTCGCTGCGGCTGGACGTGAAGCAAGTTTCGAAGAGCATGCAAAAGGACGCCCAGGGCACCATCGAAGACGTGCTGGAGCGCATCGCCAAGGTTGATCCGGCGAAGCAGGCCGGGTTACTGACGCAGCTCTTCGGTACTGAGTCGGTGTCCGCGATCGCGCCACTGTTGACCAACCTCGATCTGTTGAAGTCCAGTTTCGGTGCAGTAGGCAAGGAAGGAAAATTTGCGGGTTCGATGGAGGCGGAATACACGGCGCGGTCTGCGACCACTGCCAACTCCATGCAGCTGCTGACCAACAAGGTCACCCGCTTGGGCGTTGCTGTAGGTTCCGGTCTCCTGCCGCCGTTCAATGACTTCATGGACCAGATCGGCCCAGCTATTTCCCAAATGTCTTCGCTTGCCGCTGAGCACCCTGGCGTAATCCGTGGGGTGTTGGGTGCTGGCGTTGCCTTCGGTGTGTTGCGTTTAGCAGTGATGGGGGCAGTGGTAGCAACCAAGATCCTGAGCGCCGTTACGACGATGTCTCCGGTCGGGTTGATCGTTCGTGGAATTGCGATCGCAGCGGGCTTATTGATTGCCAACTGGGCGACGGTTGCGCCGTACTTCGAAGCGATCTGGGAAAAGATCAAAGGTCCGGCCATGGTCCTGTGGGGCTGGTTCAAGCAGGCGTTTGCATTCTCCCCGATCGGACTGGTGATCGAAAACTGGGGGCCGCTGACCGAGCTGTTCTCGTCGTTGTGGAATGTATTGGTGGCCGTCTCCACGCCGGTGATGGACTTCCTCGGACGTATGTTCGAATGGACGCCGCTAGGAATGATCGTCAAGAACTGGGAGCCCATTGCAGCCTGGTTTGGAAAGCTTTGGGAAAAGTTGAAACCGATCATTGAACCGATGATGAAGTATTTCGGCGGCGGCGAGGGTGGTGAAGGCATCATCAAAACCGCGACCAACAAAGCCAACGAGTTTGCCGAAGAGCAACGAGTACGCAACGCCGGACCGGGCGGCGGTGATGGCGCGTTCGTTGAAGCCGGCGCAGTCGAGGGTGCTCAGCGTTACCAGCGGATGATGAACAACGCGGCAGGCATCCCGAGTACTGACAAGTTGTTGAGTCGGCCGAATCTGGCCAATCAGTCCAGCGGGCTGCTTCAGCAGGCATCGGCCAACCAAGCACCGAAACTCAATGGTGAACTCAACATCAATCTCAACGGCGCACCGCCGGGCACCACCGTTGACCAAGCCAAAACCAACCAGCCAGGCCTGAACATCAAGCCCAGTGTCGGTACTCGATCGATCGGTATTATGAGGCCCAACCTATGACGGCAACGTGGCGTGAACAGTTGTTGCCGGCTTCGTTCCGGGGGATCAGCTTCTTGATCCCTCAGACTTCGGTGCCGGTCGGCATGAAGGGACAGCTGCACGAATTTCCGCAGCGGGATACACCGTTCTTCGAGCAACTGGGCAAGCAGTCCCAAGTGCACAAGATGACGGGGTGGGTCATCGGCGCTGATTGCTTTGACCGTCGAGATAAGTTGATTGAAGCGTTGAACACGCCGGGTGGTGGGGAGCTGGTCCACCCGTGGCTTGGAAAAATGCAGGTCAAGGCCGGCGAGTGTGAGATGTCTCACGACCTCATGGGCGGCGGCATGATCAGCTTTGATCTGACGTTCTATCCCGACGTGCCGTTGAAGACACCGGCGGCTAAGGTCAACACGCAAGCTCAGGTGGTGGATTCGTCTGAAAGCCTGTTGACGTCGTCGCTCAATCGTTATCAGACCGCAATGGGCACCGTGAACCAGGCGCGATTGGGGCTTATGCAAATGCGCAACAGCCTGACGAACGTCTTCTCTGTCATTCAGCAGCAGTTCGCGCCGTTCGTGAGTGTCTTCACTGATGTCACGGGTTTTGCGCAGTCGCTGATCAATTCCCCTGGCTCGCTGTCCTCACTCTTTTCCAGCTACTTCAGCAGCTTTTCAGGCTTCAATTTTTTTGGTTCAAGTTCTAGCGGTCGGTCAAGCTCGGGCGGTAATACTGGCGGCGGTTATCGGGCGGCAGTTGCCGAAGCCACCCAGCAAACGGAAGCAGTCAGCAGCATCAACACCGTCAGCACGGTTGGTGGTACCGATGCGATCACTGCTTCGCAGGCGGCGGCAAACTTGGTGCAGGATTCGACACTGGTGCAGATCGGCCTGATCGTCAGCGAACTGCCTGTGGCCACGCAGCCAGAGTCAATAGAGTCGATGCCGTCGGTTGATCAGCAGGCGGTGCAGCCGATTGTGCGGCCGGACGTGCCGGTGGCCGATGATGTGATCGAGCTGCGCGACACTCTCAACGAAGCTATTCATGAGGCGTCGCTGAAGGCCGACCCGGCGCATTACCTGGTGCTGAACACTTTCCGCCAAACCGTGGTGAAACACCTGACGGCCGTCGCGCAGTCGGGCGTGAAGTTGGTTGAGGTCACCCCAGCGGAAAGCTTGTCGGCGTTGGTGCTGGCTTATCGTCGCTTTGGTGATGCCACGCGAGCGCCCGAGGTTGTGCAGCGCAACCGCATTCAACACCCGGGCTTCGTGCCCTCAGTGCCCATAAAAATCGCCCAGAGGTAACCATGCCTGATGATCAAAACGCGGTCAGCCTCACGGTTGGCGGCATGGATTACTTCGGCTGGAAATCCGTAGAAATCACTGCCGGGCTTGAAGATCAGGCCCGTTCCTTCAACGTGTCGTTGACCTGGAAGTGGCCCGGGCAGATTCAGAACATTCCAATCCGCCAGGGTGACAAGTGCCAGGTGCGGATCGGTGATGACCTGGTGCTGACCGCTTGGGTATTCGCAACGCCGGTCAGCCATGACGATAAACAAATCACCAAATCTATCAGTGGCCGATCATTGACTGCGGACCTGGTCGACTGCGCGGCAGTCAACAAGCCGGGTCAATGGAACAACCAGTCGGTGCTGTCCATTGTCAAGGCGTTGGCTGCGCCTTATGGCATCGGGGTCACCAGCGAGATCCCTGAGGGCGGCAAACTTTCCGACCACACCATCGAGCCGGGAGAGACGGCGTTCGCCTCCATCGACAGGCTGCTGACGTTGTTTCGGGTGTTCTCCACTGACGACGCGCGCGGTGCGGCAGTGCTGGCCAGCCCCGGCAGTGGTGGGCGTACCTTTGATGCAGTGGAGGTCGGTAAGAACGTCAAGACCGGCGAGGCGCCGCTCGATTTCTCCGGCGTATTTTCAGAGTACCAGGTGCTGGGACAAAAGAGCGGAACCGACGTTGAGTTCGGCCCCGACGCCGCGGAAGTATCCGCAGTCCTGACCGATGACCGCACGACCCGCAAGCGCGTCCTGATCATTCAGGAGTCCGGACAGGTGACCAACGAGCTCGCGAGTGCCCGGGCCAATTGGGAACGCAGCAGCCGTATGGGGAAGGCGATGACCGTCACCTATGTGGTGCAAGGCTGGCGTCAGTCTAATGGTCAGCTTTGGCGGCACAACATGATCACCCGCGTGATCGACCCCATCATTGGCATGGATCGCGACATGTTGATCTCGCGCATCACCTACACGTTGAGCGAGCAGGGGACTCTCACCAAGCTGGAACTGGGGCCGCCTGAGAGTTTTGAGCCTGAGCCCAAGGATCCGCACGGCAAACGAAAAGTGAAGAAGGGCGGCAAGGGCGACAACTTCGAATACCTCATTCCCGCTGACTACGAGCCCAAAAAATGAACCTCAAAACTATGCTGGCTCGCGGCACGGTTGTGCTGGTCGATGCAGCCAAGAAGCTTCAGAGCCTACAAGTTCGCCTCACCGCCGGCGAGCTCAAAGATGGCGCCGAACATTTCGAACCTTACGGATTCACCAGCAACCCGCTGGCCGGGGCCGAAGTACTCACTGCGTTCATCGGCGGTGACCGATCCCATGCGGTGGTTTTGGTGGCGACTGATCGCCGGTACCGCATACAGGAGCTTGAGCCGGGTGAGGTGGCAATCTTCACCGACGAAGGTGATCGGATTCATTTCAAGCGTGGCCGGATCATCGACATAGAGACAGGCACGCTCAACATCAAGGCGACGACGGCTGTGAACATTGACACCCCCGTAATCAACCAGACCGGGAAAATCGTCTCGCAAGGTGATCAGGTTGCGGCTGGTGTCAGCCAGATTCATCACCCTCACGGTGGCGTTCAAGCCGGTAGTGGCCAGAGCGGCGCACCAGTCGCGGGAGGTTGATCATGGTCATCAGTTCTGATCTAGAGGCTTCGCTGATTCGTGCTGTGACCATCAGTCTGTACACCTGGCGCCGCGCCGAAACAGATGATCGTGTTGATGACGACGAACGTTTCGGCTGGTGGGGGGACAGTTACCCAGCCATTGCCGATGACCGTATCGGTTCGCGCTTGTGGCTGTTGCGGCGGGTGAAGCTAACACCACAAACACAACGTGATGCAGAGGCCTACGCGCGCGAAGCCCTGCAATGGTTGCTGGATGATGGCCACGTGACCGACGTCGTCATTGCCAGCGAAAAGGTCGATATCAACCGGTTGAATCTGATTCCCACGCTGACTGTCTCCAGCGGTGCTCGGCTTGAAATCAAACAACCCTCTTCTTGGCAGGTGATCTATGCCGTTTGAAACGCCTTCGTTACCTGTCTTGATTGGGCGCACCCAGGGCGATCTGGCAAGCGACTCGCTGCGCCGCTCCGATGCGCAGGTGTTAGCCAGAACCTTGGGTGGCACGGCCTATGGCTTGTACGGCTATCTCGACTGGATCGCTGAACAAATATTGCCGGATCGGGCTGATGAAGAAACGTTGGAGCGAGTCGCGCTGCTGCGACTGAACCAGCCCCGCAAGCCTGCTCAACCCGCTGAGGGACCGGTGAACTTTACTGCGGCAGCAGGTGCCGTGCTCGACGTTGATGTGGTGTTGCAGGCGGGGGACGGGCGTACCTACAAAGTGACAACAAGTGTCACCACCGTGGCCGGGCTGAACACCACCACGGTCGAGGCTGTTGACGCAGGTGTCTTGGGCAACGCTGATGCGGGACTGACCTTAACCCTAGTGCAGCCGGTTGCTGGCGTGACAAACCAGTTCACAGTTCTGGCGCCTGGTGTGGTGGGAGGCATCGCCAAGGAAAGCGTTGAGTCACTCCGCGCAAGGGTGGTGCGATCTTATCGGGTAATACCACATGGCGGCTCGGCGGACGACTATGAAACTTGGGCTCTAGAGGTGCCGGGCATCACCCGCGCTTGGTGTCGGCGCAATTATCTAGGGCCTGGCACGGTGGGCTTGTTCGTAATGCGCGATGGGGATGTCGAGCCAATCCCGAATCCAACACAGCTGGCCGAGGTGAAGGCTTACATCGAAGCTCCTTTCAGGCGCCCCGTGACGGCAGAGCTTTACGTCTTGCCACCAGCCAAGGTGCCGGTGCTGTACAGCATCCATGCAGTACCGGACACCTCCGTGGTGAGGGCAGCAATTCAGGCGCAGCTGATCGATCTGCATGAACGTGAAGCCGGGTTAGGCGAAACGCTTCTGCTGACCCACATTGCTGAAGCCATCAGTGGATCGTCCGGCGAGACCGATCATCATCTGAGCGTGCCGGCGGCTGATGTCGTCGCAGCCGCCAATCAACTGCTGACGTTCGGAGGTATCACATGGCTGTAGCCAGAACCGCTGACCAATACCGACTTCAGCTTCGTGGCTTATTGCCTGCGGGTCCTGCATGGGATCCGGACCTGGTACCGGAAATTGATCTGGTGCTGACCGGAGTCGCCCTTGAGTTTTCCCGCGTGGATGCCCGGGCGGTGGACCTGTTGAACGAGATGGATCCTGCGAGCGTGT